AAGTCGTCAGGACGTAAATAGAAGGCTACTTCAGTAGCAGCCTCCTTTGTAATTGGATGGATATATTTACTCATTTAAAGTGAATTGTAATTTATCTATTGTATCTTGCATCCAAGATTCCCAAGGATTACCTAAGGGTAGATTCATACCTTTATACATTCGGTTCTTTTTTAACCATTGAATGTATATACGTATTTCGTGTTCGGTAAGGGTGAGGTTATACACGTTGATAGAATTTAGGATTGTAATCTCCTTCCCAAGTCATTGAGTTTACTATAGCTGGGGAGGGGTGAGTTGAGTTAAGGTGTACACTTAAATTAGTATTTCTTTCATACACAGGTATAGTATGTATATATTCGTCTGCTACACCTAAGGTGTTAGCTAAATAAGAATCCCATTCAATAGATTCATATGTTTTATTATAATCTGGTCTACCTTTACGTTTAAGAGTAACATCAATTAAACCTACTGATCCAAAAGAAAAATTCAATCTATGAACAATTAAAGAACCTCTGGTTTCAGATCTAATCTGTTCTCCAGTTGATTGTGTAACATATATAGTAGGAAGTTCTACCTCAAATTCATAAAGATAACCTAAGATAATATCTAATGAAGACCAGTCGCCTTCCCATTCAATATTACCACCATTAACAGTAGCTTTACTAAAACGACCAACATTATTACCAGCGGTTTTACAAAAGACAGCAAGCTGACCTGAGTTATCATAACCCGTAGGTTTGGTCATACTGGTTTTATTAGTAGTAGCATTATAAGTTAATGATCCAGAACTAATTTCTTTTTTAGTATCTAAATGTATAAGGTATTCAGTAGGAGCTGTACCAACCATTAAAGTATCTGTAGCTTTTTTAATATCAAATGATTGTAAAGTATAAGTACTTCCATTTTTTAATATTGCATAATAAACATCGTCCATCGTACAATGAAAAGTTACAGTCCCGGGAAGCTCCCATCGAAACCAAGCTGATTGGATTCGTTGTTCTCCTTGAGTATAATATTTATACCCCCATACTTCATTTTTATCTTTTGAACCAAATAGTACCATTGAGTTTTCAGTAGATTCAGCTACTAATGTTATATCATCTGGAAATAACTTAGATATAATTTTAGTTTGTTCTAATACTTGAGGTTCACCATTTCGTTGTATACCAGCCATTTCATGGAATCTAGTACGTTTCGCTGTGCTGTTTAACCAACCTGCTGTCGTACCCATGTTAAATGGTTTAGTCTTTTCATTAAATGCATATGATGATAAATAAGAAACAATCGCAGTTTCAGGTGTTAATTGTGCTTCATCTGTTTTTAATAAAAACTGTTGAGATGCACTAAACATTAAAAGACCTGCGTTAACTTCTATAGCATCAAATAAATCTGTTGGATATGTAGAGGTAGATTGTAAATCAATAGGATCGGCATTAGCAATAGTAAAAGCAGTTTTTGCCCAGAAATTATAAAAATCATTAACCCTAGATAAGATTACATTTTCTCCACTTAATAATCCTATTCGGTTTCTAAAGAAAAAGATTTTATTTATTTGGTTATCTACAAAAGATGGTTTTGGATTAGTAAGATCATCTCCTACAGCTCGATCATCCCATGGTGGATACTCGAATCTAAAAGCACCATTAGCATAAGATGTTGCACCACCCCCATTAATAGAAAATGTTCCGGGTAAAACTCGTTTAAGTTGAAGTGGCATTGTATCCACATCAAATTTTATATCTAAATTAGGAGCTGGACATTCTTCCCACACACCTTCACCATAGCGATTAGGTGTATAAATCATAGCTGTACCAGAACTAATAGTACCAGATGCAGAATCAGTTACTTCAAATGTATTAGTTGCAACGTTAGCTACGGTGTAAAATCCATCTGTACCTGCACCACTTGTAAAATCTGCAATAATAGTATCTCCATTAGATAAACCATGACTATTAGAAGTTACAGTAATTGTAGTACCAGATCTAGCATACGTAGCTGAAACTGAATTATCATCAGCTATATTATTAACTTTAAATTTTAAATAATAGTCATCTTGATCTTCACCACTATTTACAACTTGAACAATATAACCATGTCTACAAGTTTTAGGTAAATCTTCAGCTGAGTTAGCTGTAGAAGTAATGATATTCATCAAATTGGTTTCAGTTGTCGTTACATTAAAGGGTGTATCACGGTGTAGATGTAAACCATTACCTGCAACTGTAACAGTCAAACCATGTCCACTCATAGAATCTATAGCATTTTTTATTCCTGCTAATATACTTTCAGCTGATACATTTTCTACTGCATTTGAAGCTGTAGGTTCAGGTCTTACTAAAGCTACATTAGCTCTAGCTGTAATAGCTACATGAGCTGTAATTTTAATTTGTGTTTCTAAACCTTTATTAGATGTATATGTATGTGTGTCATTAGTAGACCAACCTTCTCCTCCAAACTGTAAGGTAGGATGAGGTTGATAAGAATCATCATAAGCATTATTAGTAGAACCTTCTTGAGGAATAGGAGTACAACGTACATCCATTTCATACCTAAGGTTACTTTTACCACGTGTTATAGTAACGTTACCTGATGTAGTTCCAGATGCGGTATCTGTAATAGTTAAAGTATTTGCATCTGCTACGGATTGAATAGTATATGTACCATCAGTAGCTGTTCCAGATGTAAAATCTAAAGTAATTTTTTCTCCATTAACAAAACCATGTCCAGTTTTCGTAACTGTCACAGTTGTTCCTGATCTAGCATAAGTACCAGAATCAGTTGTAGCCGGAGGTGAAGTTGAATGTATTGAAGGTCCAGTATCAGTAGATGTAGGTCCTACAGTATGTTTAGACATACCTTCACATTTACCATCATTTGAATACCCTGATATACCACTTGTATCTACATCCTCTTCAGCTTCAATAGCAGTAGCACGATTATACGTAACTGTACTATGGTTAGTAGGATCAAATATATCTAATGAATATTGTTTACCATATGTAATAGTACGTAAAGATATAAATGCTTCGTTAACTAAAGCAGATGTTTTATTAGCTGAATCAGTTTTCATTGCTACAGTTTTAGTTCTGTTAGCAAAGAATGTAGTTTGGTTAACGGTTAATGGTTGAATATCTTCGGGGTTAGTATGAACTAAATAAGTAGCTAAGTTTGTACCAGCAACATTAGCATAATCTACTGGTATAAGTGCTCCATCACTACATCTCCATATATTAACTACACCATCTGTAGCTACTTGTCCTATATATTGTTCATCTTGTTCTGTGTAAATTGGAAACCATTTACCACCTGTACCTGCTGTACTAGGTGAGATAGCTGCTACCAAATCACTTCCGGGTCTTTTAATACAGCCACGGGTAATATCTGGTATAGCATTTTTAAGGTCAACTACTTGTCCGGGAACTTTTAGTTCATCTGGTAATTCAGATATACCGGATTTATAGTTACCTACTTGTTGTGTAATACTAGCCATTAACGTCTTAATGCTCTATAAGGTTTGTAAGATTGATATGCAGATTCATCAGGCCAACCCATAAAGTTATGGTCACCTTGATTGCATTCATATTCCATACAAGAAGCTCTAGCTTGAGTCTCAAATACACCTAACATTTGTTGTAATTGAGGGTTAGCAACTAACTGTACTGCTGCTCTTCCAGCTGCTTTGTATGTAATATACCTTTGAAATGGTGCAGGTATATCTTCAAAGTTATATAATCTAATAACATTTACGTGAAAATGATCATCATCTGGATATTCAAAAGTATGATTAACTTTATCATATATTTTCCAAACACCATCTGAATCTTTTCTTCTTACAAAATCTCTAGTTTTATCCCATTCATCTGCATTATCAATTCTAATGTAAGATGAATCTATAATAATTTTATTATCAGAACCTACCAGTTGTTTAATATGGTTCTCTCTATTAAAATGCCAACCTTCATTTTGTACGTCTTGGTTAGATTCTTTTAAAAGATTATATATAAATGCTACCTCTGGATTATCATAGTCTAAGGTAGAAATAGGAGCCTGACCTATACTACCCAAGATAGTATTAACTGCGGATAGTTCGGTATCGAGA